AATACATTCGTCAATAGTTTTTGGTCGGTATTGCTCGACCCAAAGAAAATCAGTGTTATTCATAATCAAATCCAATCAGGTTTTCGTTCTGGCATACGAAGATAATTAGATGCAACCCAAGGTTTGGATGCGATATACATCTTGTAAGCAGTAAAAGTGTCAATGCCTGTGTCAAGTTTATACTCGTCTGGCATTGCTCTGGCAAATGGTGTGACTTCGGTGACTTTGCCTCTTGGGAAAAGATAGAAAGCATCTACGAGGGTCTTATAGCAAGAGTGAACCTTGTCGTATCTTAGCATGTATTCGTCACACAGGTTCAGACCATGTTTGATTAACCACCAGGCATTGTTGACGTTTTCAGATGCCCATTTGGTGCATGGGTGGTTTCTAAATGCCCCCTTCTCGGTCTTGTAGGGCGTGTGGTCTGCCTTATAGAGATGTCCATACCCATGACCCCATTTATCGGAAGCAACAATAGAGAGCATCTGACAGCACTCTAAAGGCATCTTGACAACATGCTTGTCAGGAAGGCAGATTGCTGACTCTGCAGGCCAGGGAGAAGTCGCAAAGATGTTCATAATGAAAGTTGAATAATCTTGGAGGCATCAATGACTGAAAAAAACGCTTCCAAACCCACGATGTCCCATGTCTTAATCTTAACAGCAAATGGCATCATTGCCAAGTTACCAAGGAGTCTGACCCAGCAACCAAGATATACTGAAACATACAAAAGAAGGAAGTACCCCACTATAAGCAGGACACTTCCTAAAATTCTTAGTTGATTTGCATTCATTAGTTAAAAACAGAATCAGGTTCTAGTGCAATGTAATAAGTCAAATCATAATCTTTAGATATAAACCTACCAATCCCAGATTTTTCTCTTGAAAGGCATACATCATAAGACCCAGAGATAATCTTTAGATTTTCAACTTTAAAATTACAAACAAACTCTAAATCAGTTTCACCAACAGTAACTGAGTAATTGTTTGATGTGTCACTTTTCTTATCTCTTACAACCAACTCAATTACACCATCCTTACCAATAGCGGAAAGATCTGGGGCGTCGAACACAGCAGATGCTTTCAAAAGTTTATCAAGTTGATTAGTATCAATATTAAAATTAATCTCTTCATGCGTTAAGGAGATTTTTTTATCTGGAGGTGTTACAATGGTGCTTTCGGCAGCAAAGAAAAACTTAGATCTGGATCTACCTTCTTTAATAACCAAGTAACTTTCATTATCAAAATTTAGATCCGGTTGTCGATGAAGATTTAATCCATTTAAAAATTGAGGAAGATCGTAAACTCCAAAATCTCTAGGAAAAGTTTCATCTACTGTTGCTTCTGCATAGATATTCTTCATATTGGAAATTGTACGAACTACATTTCCTTCTTTAAAAAGAATAGAAGTATTAATATTTGAAAAATTTTTAAGAATATTGGTCGTTTTTTCAGAAAGTTTCATAATTATCAGTCGATTTTTTGTGGAGTCCAGCAAAATGGTAGAGAAGAACACAATAGTGCATTGCTTTCAAAATGTCAAGTTTGGACTTTCCATTCTTCTTACCAAATCGTGAGAGATACTTGATGGCATTAGATCTGCAGAAAGGTTCTGCATCACCAATACTCTCAATCAGATCTAGTGTTTGTGTTTTAGATTCTTGGGATGTGTAATGAGCTCTATAAGTGCCAGAAAGATAATCTTGGAGTTCTTTCAGGGTTTCATCTTCTTCATACTTCCAGAATCCATTTACATTGTCTCTGACAATTTGTTGATGCAATCTTTCTACATGCTGTTCTTCTAACTCTTCCGCATATGACTCTTCTATGGATTCAATCTTTTCTATTACTTTTTCACGGGGATCTTTTCGTTCATCCATTTTAAAAACATTTTTATTGTTTATTTTTTGCTTTTGTTTTTGATATAAGTTGTTAATATGCGACGATACATCTCCTACAAGATTTATTTTGTTTATGTCTTGTGTATTTTTATTTGTAAAATTAACAGATTCAAAATCTTCCAAAAAATCTTCATTTTCTAAGGTTTCCATTAGTTCACTACCTATGTCAAAATCTGGTTGACATTCTTTACAATTTTTTGCGTTTTTTAGAATTGCATTTATTTCCTTTTTTAAATTTTGTTCGGATATTCTTCTTGGTTCAAATTTTGTATTGTCATTATCATTAAGCATAAAAAAGGGAGAAGCATAATTACCTCTCCCAAGTATATCATGTTTTTGCTTGCTTGTCAATTGATAATAGTGCTATCCCATGGAGTAGACCCATCTTCAGTGGTCTTAGTTTCTTCAACAACTACAGCATTGGGATCGAAGTCAGCATCAAACTTGTCGTAAGCGCTCAGGAAGATGCTCTTGGTCTCATCGTCGAAACGGTTGATGCAGGACTTGAATGCCTTCTCTTTGTTGCCAAAGATGCTATAAGCACGAATGATATGCACCAGACGACGAGTAGAGATCACCTCATCGACACCACCATCGTAGAAGGTCTTACGGATGCTATCTGCCCAGTCAACCAGCATCTTGCAGAACTGACGGTCTTCGACACCGAGGTCAAGAGCAATACCCTCCAGGATCTTCTGCTCAGTTGCAGGAGTCGGATAGGACTGCTCCATGGTGACAGGGAAACGCTCAAGGAATGCTTCATTGAGCACATTAGTGCCGATGAATCGACCATCCTCAGAACCTTTACCTTTGGTGTTCGCAGTGGCAATCACATTGAAACCAGCAGCAGGTTTGACATACTTACCGATCTTCTTCAGGAAGACACCCTTACCTTCAAGGACGGACTGGAGGCACAGGATCTTGTTGGAAGCAAGGTCAATCTCATCCAGCAGAAGGATAGCACCACGCTCAAGTGCCTCAATGACAGGACCATTGTGCCAAGCAGTGTCACCATTGATGAGACGGAAACCACCGATCAGATCATCCTCATCGGTCTCGATAGTGATGTTGACACGAATCAACTCACGACCGAGTTGGGCACATGCCTGCTCGACACTCAGGGTCTTGCCGTTACCAGACAAACCAGTGATGAAAGCAGGGTAAAAGATCTTGGATTTGACGATCTTCTTCAGGTCGGAAAAGTTACCGAACGGGACGAAAGATGGGTCTTTCTCAGGAATAAAAGCAACACGTTCCTGATCGGGAACAACAGAAGGAGCATTGAAAGTGGTCTCCATTTCCTGAACTTTCTCATCAAGATTCCAACGACCACGACTGGTCTTGTATTGCTCAAGACGACGGGTGATGGTGGGATAAGAAATGTCATGCATGGCACAGTATGCATTGACATCACTGGTGGTGATCTCGTTTCCGTAGAGGGACTTGAGTTCGTTGATGATTTGATCTTGAGTCATGGTGATCATTGTGTGGGTTTGTTTGACTGAAGTCAGTATAAGGGGTGAATGGACAGTATGGGTGTCCGGAGTGGACACCCTGTAGATTGGCACACTAGGCAACCAAGTCGATGAACTCAGAAAGAATCTTCTTATTCATCTTCTTACCTGCAAGGGTCTTACGCATTGCAGCACGAATCTGGGTCTTGGTTGCACCATCGTCCAGACCGTCAAGATAGTCCACATCGTTCTGCAGAGCAGAGTTAGACAGTCCGAAGTAACTGCTGTAAGGACTAGAGGTGATGCTGAAGACCTTATTCTTCTTCCAAGAAGACATCAATTTCTCAGATTCTTCATAACCACAGTATGACTGAATCAGTTTACCTGCTTCATGTCCACTGTCAAGAATACGGAATCCGATAAAGTTGACCTCTGGAAACTCATCCTGAAGTGCTTCAAGAAGAGTATCTTGGTGAGAATGTGCGTGATGCTTTTTAAATCGATAGACCTTGCCGGTGGCACGATTGCGAAGGAAAACTTCACCATCAGTGTAGTAGGCAGTACCAGTGCCGATTTGAGTGTAAGTCTCACCAGGGTTGTGATATGACCTACGAGTGATTTCCTTGTGGTATTGAAGAGTATTGCCTTCGCCATCAGTCAGGACAATGCAGTGAGTTTTCTGGAGTCCAGTCTTCTTCTGAAACTCAGGGATGATTTTACGGAGAGCACACATGGTCTCGTTAAGAGGAGTGCCAGAAAGAGTCAAACGAGGAGGATAACTGTAAGGAACCCACATTTTCATGGAATAAACAACTCGCCAGATATTCTTCATCTGCTTTTCAATCACACGATTGCTGACAGAACTGCTGAGAATATTCATGAGACAAAAGTCATCTTCAACCCTGATTTTATCAGCAATGGGTTTAACATTAGGAGAAAAACCATCTAATCCATCGCAATTTTTCCAGTTTTGCGTAAAAGCATAAACATCAAAGGGGATGCTGCACTTCTTGCAGAAGTTAACCAAGTTAAACAGTTGCTTAATGGTTTGAATAAGGGTTAGTCCCATCGATCCAGACCAATCAAGAATGAAGATCAGACCATGATTCTTACCATCAGGAATCGTAGTGACTTTCTTGAAGAGATCTTCGTTATACTTGTAGGTATGAAGTTTGGTGCAGTCAAGGACACCAGTTTTAGACACCGTGGCACGGGCATAGGCATCTGCGGACTTCTTACACTCAAACTCCTTGACAAGATAGTTGACTTCTTTCAAAGATTCTGACTTATATTTTTGATATTCAGAATCCGCATTATGAAAGATGCTTTGACCCAGGTATTCGGGACATGCTTCTTGTTGAGCAGCAAACTCTCTGTCGATGTAGTCATGAATCTCAGAGTTTGATGCAATAACATTTTCCATCATGAGATCCGGAAACTCCAGATAAGTATTGTCTGGAGATCCGTGTTGAGAATTCAAATCAGAAAGTTTGTCATTCAAAGTGCTATCAGTGCGGGTTTCGGTTCCAGAACCTTTACCTGCACCATTATCAGTTTGATTGGTCTTCGTGTCTTGATCAGAAGGTTCTGAAGATTGGACA